ATCGTCTAATTCTTCTGAGGAGCCCCCAATAGGTGTTGGTTCATCGGCCATTATTTACCCCTACTTAAAAGGCCAAGTTAGGCCAGTATCTCTTTCAAACTTAGAAATGGAACTGGCTAAGTTAGCACGAGAAGCATAAGTTTGCCTGTTATTCAAGCCATGCTTCTTGATTGAGTCGATATACCTCTTCTCGCCGGAGATTGCCTTTGCGAATGCCTCAACATCGCGAGGATTGCCTTTAACACTAAGTGGTAGTGATAGGTCACCAAAAATTGTTTGTAGTATTAGTTTTACCCATGTCCTAAACATAACCATGAAACTTTCATTTAAGTTATCGAGTTTTTTAGCCTCGTTTAAATCCAAAACCAAAGATATACCTTCTGCTATGGTCGCTGTTAATGCTCTGTATTTGGCAGCCATAGCTTCCTTGAGTTTTTCTACAACCGCATCAACAGTGGCAGGGTCTTTGTAGAATTTATCATCGCTCATAAACTTTTGAAAATCTTCGTCTGTTAATTTTACTTTTTCTGGTGATTTGAAAAATCTCATTAATGAACTACCTTTTTTATCTGCTTTCTTAAGAGGAAACTCGTCTGACAAATTATCATTCTCCTGAAAGAACTCCTCGTCATAAAGATTAAACTTCTTCTTAACAAATGGGACATATTGTTTTCGTAGCATCTCAAAGTAACCGCTTGCATTTTTAGCGTATTTTTCTATATTATTAAAGACTTTATCGAAATACTGATTTGCATCGGAAACGGAAGAAGTTTTCTTTCTTCTTGCCTGAGCCTTCTTAGAAGTCATAACCTTAGTTACTTGTCCGATGCTAGGATTTGCAGATCTAAGAACTCTTTTAATTGCTCTAATCTTTTGTTCTCTTTCAAACGGGGTTCTTCCAAGTAGAGAACTAAGGACGTCAAGCTCCTCATCGCTTAAATCTCTTAGAGAAGCTTCTGTGAGTTCGTCTTCCTTAAATAGGGCTTCGATAATTTCCTTGGGTGGAGACCAGTTTAACAGAAAACCGGCAACTTCTTTAAAAGTAGAAGAAGATGTCGAAGCTTCATTAGTTAGCAATAGGAACCTAGCCGCATAACGAATAAACTCTTCTGCGTCTTGGGAAAACTTTTCAATAACTACCTGTTCATCTGACTCTAAGCTCCGAGCAACGGGCTCAGTGTTGTCATCTTCTACGTCTTCTTCATAAAGCATATTTATACTCCATCGTAATAAATAGTTTCTAAATAAGAAAGCCGGGTGTTATCCCGGCAGTTTCTTGTTATTATAAGCTTTTTCCATTTCTTCTTTCTCGTCTTCCTTCTGTTTTACCAATCTTTTCATAAACCAACGACGAATTGGAATTGGCAAATTGTAGGTTTCAAAGAAAGACCAATGGCCGTGATACTTTAAGATAAATATCTCTTCATATACGGTTTCGATATATTTATTGCTTAGGCCAAAAAAACTCTACTGACATAGGCAGTTCCACCTCCTGCTCAGCATAGCAGTTATTGCAAGTGACTTCTACTTGCGTATTCATACTTGGGCTAATCTTAGCATAAACCTCTCGAATGTATTTAGAATCTCTGAATGGCATGTTTTGGATAAAGTTATAAATTTGCACCTTAGCATCAACACCATTAATGCTATGAATAATGTATAACATCTGCGTTATAAGCGAGCCCATGGACTCATTATTCTTCTTCTTTTTCTTCAAGAAAGCTGCCATTTCCTTTTCGTCTTTGCCAGTCAGAAGTCGTAGAGCAACTTTAACGCCAGTTACTGGTGCTGTGCAAACAAAGTGACCGTCTTCATATTCTACTTCTAGATCTTCCTGATCTTTGGGTTTAATTTCGTTAAGGTCAAACGTGTGTTCAATGGCATTAGAGCAAGAACGGCAGAAATACTTTGTGTGATATTCTGGACCATATGCTGAAATTCTGGCGGCATACATGATCGCTGTCTTGTCTCCCAACAGCATGTCGTCAGGGCTTACACGCTTGTCTACGACAATACTTTTAATTAGTCGATCCAAGACCACGCCCTTTTTAATAAGTTCCTGAGAGGCTAGAATATCCTCTTCCTTGGCGGTCATGAACTTAATCTCTATTGTCTCTTTGCCGTGAAGTGGATGCCCTTCTGGGTAATACTTTCCCTTTGAAGGAAGCTCCACAAACTGCGTTGGGGCAACAAAAGACATTAGATCAACAGCTTTCGGCTGCTCTTCCATGCTTGGTTCTTTGGGGGCAGCTTCTTCGGGAGCCGCAAAACGAGAACTATTATCTCTCATAGTTATACTCCAATAGTATATTTAATAATATAACATCTAACAATAAAATGTCAACCACATAATGACATTTTTATGTTTGTTCTTCTTCAATTGGTTGTTCGCCAAATGTATATGCGCTTGTTTCTCCGGAAAGAGAAACGAACTCTACTTTGAAACCAGTATAGCCTATTGTTAAACTAAGATCAATAATATTATCGTCGGCATAGCTTAGATCGCCAAAGTTGGCTGTGATAACATAAGGCTGGTATAGTCTCCATCTCTCGACTGCCTGTAGTCTGCTGGGTCTTGACTGATCACGGCCATGAGCCAACTGTTCTATAAATACGTTTCCAATATCTCTGGTAGCGTTTTCGATTCCGTAATAATCCTGACTTTTGCCGGACCTAAACATGTATTCCATTAATTTTCTTGATACGGGGTTAGTTTCGGTATCTACATCTACCAAGTTCATGGTAATTGGCTCGAAGGCATTTAGCCCACCGGGATTGATATATCCTACTTTTTGACCGCTCTGGCCTGCGCCCATGTAATACGTTCCAGCTTGGGGGCCTGCGTTTGCTTGATAAGATATGTTTGGCTTTTTGATGGACTTTGCCCACCAAACGTCTTGATTACCAAAAATACCCCCCAACTGAACTAAGAAAAGATCTTTTCTCTTTGGTTGGAGGGCTTGGCCTTTGGTTGCTGTCCAAAAAGTCATAAAAACTCCTCTATATTATAAATAGATTTATTTTATGATTTTTAAACTTATTTAACCGGGTGACGTCGACGTCTTGGAGAAGAGGGGATCGGTAACAGTGTTTTCTGGTGAATTATCAGCATATGTTGCCCAATCATACTTAAGAGTCATAGCTACTGTCATAAGCTCTTCGTCTGTGTATGAAAGATTTGAAGGCGTGATTGACATTATGAAAGCATTGTTTAGCGTCCATGTATGAAGTGCATTGCCTTCTGAGTCCAAAACTTCGATCTGCACGTTGCCACTGTTGCTGGTAGCGGTTGCCTTAGAAATTGAGAAAAATCCATCGTCGGCTGACGAAGGAATAATATACCCTGAGTCCTCAAGTGCCTTAAATAGCTCTGTTGTAGCGCCGGGAAGAACCGGGTCTACTAAAGTTAGTGACACATCAGTCCAAGTTACTTTGCCGGGGTAGTAAAACTTGTGAGCCATGAAGTCATGTGTCGCGATAGAAACACTAGCCGCTGGCTGTGTTACGTCTTTTGCCCACCAGATTATCTTATCAAACAAAGTAACTCGAAATCTAAAACCTCGCTTTGGCTCCAAGGCGCTACCTTGAGTTGAAGTCCAAAAATCAGTAATATCTGTCATTATAAAAACTCCTTATTCTTTATTAATTAGTATCAGTCTGTGAAAGACGCGCCAGATCTTGTAATAACAAAGTCTAGGGCGATAAACTCAATCGAACGAGTTGGCTTGACAAACACTTTAGCATAAAGAATGTTTCGGTCAACTAAGTCTGGGGTTGTGGTGGTTTCGTCCAAGACGACGCGGAAGTCATCTAGGCCAAATCTTGTCTTAACATTACCCAAGAAGGTGTCTGCGTCTCCCTTGAAGTTTCTCCAAGTTGCGGGGACATTCTGTTCAAAGAGCGTGCCCTGAGCGATTCTAGAGATTCCCTTCTTGAGGAAGATAAGCAAACGACGAACATTGATTCTGTCCAAAGCAGAAGGAGTAGCCTGAAGTGTCTTCTGTCCG